ACAACTTCAAGTCTCTTAGCAGGACTCGTCGTACCGATTCCGACGTTACCGTCGGAGGCAATGCGCATTTTTTCCGACGGAGTTATAGTGCCATTGTTCGTAAAAAAGGTAAGACGACCCGGCATATCGTCAGTGCCAGGGGTGCCATCTACTTCGCCGTCGATGCGTGCGGCTTGAAGTAAATTTGCACCATCAGCACCATTGAATGAAAGCGAACCGAGTCGGTCACCTTGCTGAACAATAGTGTTAGAACCGTTTGTTGTTCCCCTTGTCTTTGAAAGATAAATGGTAGATGAGTTTGTACTGTTAGAGTTTCTCGTAATACCTAGTGCAATCGAGCCAGCGGTTCCTTCGATTTGAGAAATAGGCGTTAGAGCTGTGCTGCCAAATTTAATGTTAGTGCGTGCGCTGCTCGAGCCAATTAAGAACCTACCATTGCTGTCGATGCGTGATCTTTCATTGCCGCCGTTTGTTTTAAAAATTACATTATCTGGACCCCCGCTTTCACTTCGCAAGAAAACCCCGTCAGAATCTGTCCCAAGAAGACCAACCCTTGCATCACTTCCGTAAAGTTCGATAAAAGTTGTAGGCCCATTCGCGGCAGTGGTGTCATTATCGGTAATCCTAAGTCTTGGGTTATTTGCTGAAATTTCTACTTTTTGCTGAGGATCACTAGTCCCGATTCCGACGTTACCGTCATGTGTAATGAGCATTTGCTCAACAAGGTTAACATTTGTAGCGGTAGATTCGTGCGTTAAAAATGCAATTCCTACTTGGTCAGGATCAGCAGTTGTTTGTTTTGCTGCGATAACTGAACCTGTTCTATTTGAGTCGCCTATTCGATTAAACCCTAATGAAGCTCCGTACTGCCCATCACCCTGCGTGAATCCACCTTCTAGAAATAACGTATAATCAATTGTATTTGTGTTTAATGTAAAGTCAGAAAATTCTTGCACTACTAATTTAGTTCCAGGATTCGTCGACCCGATACCGACCAGGCCGTCGGCTGTGATGCGCATGGCTTCTGTTGTGCTAGTTGATCCGCTAGCGGTAGTGTAGAACTTTAGGTTGCTTGGCCTCGAAGTGTCTGTGTGGTTACCGGCTGAGTCACATCGAATTTGTCCACATACTGTAAAAGCACCGTCGGTGGCGTTGCCTTGGAATTCAATTTGTCCGATTCTGTTTTCATTAGTAACACTAGTATCATCTCTACCTAATACAATTCTGCTTCCAACAGAAGCTGATGCTTGAATAAGGCTGCCACCTGCTGTTGTAAGGGGACTAGAAGTACCAACGAGCACCCTGCCTGCACTATCAACAGTTAAACGATCATTACCACTGGTTGTAATACGGACTTCATTTGCAGCTGCATTATAAAAACCAGTATCTGTATCACCAATAAAAGAAATGGAGGGTGCAGCTTCTGTACCGGAAGCAAACAAACCTGTGATACCAGAAATTGTCACACCGCTGGCGTTAATATCTCCAGATACGGTTAAATCATTTCCAACAATTACATTGCCACTAAAGGTAGGATTATTAATCAATCCTGATACAGTTACTGTGCCTTTACCTTCACTTGGAAAAGTGCCCGTGGTGTAAGTAATATAATCAACGCGAAGTTCACCGTACTCGGGCATGATTCTAAATTACTTCTAATAGATAAATTTATTCTACTTTAAACACCCCATATTGTTAATACGTGCCTTCCTTCGCTATCGCCTGTTCCTGATTCAATAGTCCAGCCACGGCTACCGTTAACTGTTGCAGCAATCATTTCACCTGATGGATTATAAAAACCAGTATTTAAATCGCCTGTAAAAGTAATGCCTGGATCAGCTTCTGTTCCCCATGGAAATTGCGCTTGTCCTGATAGAACAATTAAATCATTATGTGACCTTACAGTTCCACTTACTGTTACATCACCACCAATGTTTGCACCACTTGTTACAAAAGCATCACCACTAACACGGAGGTCAGCATCAATAATAATTTGATTATTAACGATAAGTTTTCCAAATTCACCTGTTGTAGTTTGTATTGTTGTTCCAGTAATTGTATTTCCTGACAGGTTTATAAAATTCCCATTCGTAGCGTTTATGGAAGAACCTGTAATTGTAGTGCCGGTTAGATTTGTAAAGGTTCCATTTGTACTATTAACAGAAGTACCTGTAACAGTTGTGAATATTCCTGTTACAGCAGTAACGTTGCCAGTTGCAACAATATTATCATCGACTGTTAAACTACCTGATACCAATAAATCTCCACTGACAATTAATCCGCTAACAATATTTAATTCATCAAAGGTTACTGTTCCACTTACGACAAGATCACCGCTAATAATTAAATCGTCATTTATAAATCCACTATTAAATACAATGTAATCAATACCGCTTAAACTCGTCTCTCCATCACCAGTGATATCGCCAGAAGTAATAGACAAGTCCCCACTAATGGATGTATCACCGCTAATAATTAAATCTTCATTTATAAATCCACTATTAAATACAATGTAATCAATACCGCTTAAACTCGTCTCTCCATCACCAGTGATATCGCCAGAAGTAATAGACAAGTCCCCACTAATGGATGTATCACCGCTAATTTGAACAGTGCCGTCAACAATAAGATTGCCACTGATATTTGTATTACCGATACCAGTAGTGTTACCAGTGACAATAAGATTGCCATTGATATTTGAATCACCTGTGACATTTAAGTTACCTCCTATTTCAATGTCGTTTACAATATTTAAATCATTACTAACATTTAAATCTTCGCCAATGTTGCCGTTACCGCTAACGAATAAACCAGTAAAAGTAGCGAAACCTCCTGAGAAAGTAGGTGCAGTAACGATTGTATTAAACGTTCCGCTTTGACCTGTAATTGTTTCACCTGAAACAATTCCGGTTATTTCTAAAGGACCTCCGATATAAGTTCCACTAAGTACATATAAATTTTGCAGTACTGTTAAATCACCACTAATCTGCTGGTCACCTGAAAATTCAAGTTCAACTGCGTTTAAAGTATGGACATTAATAATTCCTGCGTTAATGGTTGTACCAGTAATCGTATCTCCTGAAATATTTTGAAATTCACCAGAAACGCCGGAAATAAAGTTTGCATTTAAAGTGTCAGTTGTAATGCCACTTGCAACAGTTAAACTTTGAAAATCACCAGAAGTTACTTGAAGGTTTTCACCAGTTATTGTTGTTCCGGATAAATTTTGAAAATTACCACTGATTGCATTTACTGTGTTACCAGTAGCCAGTGTAAATAAAACAATATCTCCTGTGATAGCAGTTCCTGAGATACTGGTAAAAATTCCAGAGGTTACATTTAATTCAGTAACATTAACTAAATCACCCGTAATTGTTGCACCTGAAATAGTTCCTGATGCATTGATATTATTAGCGTTTATATTACCGCTAATTGTTACGCCAGAAACAAAAGCAGTACCGACTTCTAAATAATCAAAGTATCCACTAACGGCATCAATTCCACGGGTTACAGTTAAATCAACTACTGTACCGCTTTGAATTCCTACGCTGTCTCCTGTGATTGTCGTGCCTGAAATTATATCGAAATAACCACTGGCAAAATCAATAGTGGTTCCGGTAGCAATTGTAAAGTTACCAGAAGTTGCTTCTAAGAATTGTGTATTTACATTTAAAACATCAAGCTGATTAGCACTAATATTTCCAGTTACAGTTATAGCGCCACCTACTAATAGGTCTTGGCGTAAGATTACATCTTGTTTAAAATCAGATTCTCCGCTGACTAAAAAATTAGATTCTGCAGTTAAGTCACCACTGATAACTGCATAACCAGAAACAAGAACATTTCCGACTATGAAAGGATCAGTTTCTCCTACGTTAATATAAAATTGATCTAAGTAAGTGCGAAGACCACTAAAATTAAGTTTTTTATTCCTAAGAGCAGGGTCAATTTCAAAGACCTGTACAAGCGTAACTAGGTCCTGATCTACAATATCAGTCGCCTCAATAGAGGGGAATTGAGTAATTCTTCTATTTGCCACCCTGCTAAAGCTAAGTCCTAGCCTTAATTATAAGACTGCTTATTTATCACGAATTTCAATTCGTGGCAAGATATCGCTAATAAATCCAACGCCTGCTTGCACTCCAATTACACCAGTGATTGCGATTAGAAAAACAACTGCTAGTTCAGCAATTGTTAAATTTCTACGTAAATAAACAACATTTGGTTGAGGAGCTGTTTGATTTACTGGCTGCACGGTTTGGGGAGCAGCTACTGGACGCTTTGAAGTCACTTGTTGAATAGCATCTTCTAATGCCTTTTTCCTAAGTTCTGAGAAATCAGGGACAGGCATTTGGGGAGCCTGCGGCTGGTTAATTTGTTGAGAAGAAAGTTTTGAGGCAATCTCCTGTTGTTGTAAGGCTTGCTGTTGCAAAGCTTGCTGCTGAATATTTTCTAAATATTTTTGTCTTTCTGCTGCGTCAAATTCTGAAGGACTATTGTAACGCTGACCATTAGGATCAGAGTAATACATTCCTTGTTGAGGAGCTTGGCTAGGAGTAACAAATTGCTCTTGAGGAGCTACTTGATCTTCCATAAAAATCACAGTATGTTTACAGAAACTGTAGCATTTAATTTTAAGAAATGTCAGATATTTCCGCATCTCTTGATGCGATCGGCGGTGAATTAAAAGCCATTCGCCATATACTTTCCTGCCTTTGGCATTCAAAGTATTTCAATGATGAAACCGATCAGGTTAGCCCTGAGTTCTATGCAGATGAGTACATCTCTACTACTGAGTGTGCAAAGCGTCTAGGTGTCACTGAACAGACAATTAGGAACTGGATTTTGAATGGTAAAAGCAAAAAGAAAAAAAGAGGTGTTGCCTGGGTCCAAGGTATTCATTATATTCTTATTCCCACTGGTACACAGAAGAATTTGATTCGTATCGGCTGGAATAATCTCGTTGCTAAATTCGCAAAAGGAGAAGAGGCAGGATTAAGAAGCTTTGATGAGGGAGAAAAACTTTATGAAAGAAAGCGTCCGACTTTATTTAATGTACCTGGAGTAAGGCAAGACAATGAAGAATAGATTTAAAAGTATTGATATACAAAATTTAACAATTGAGAATTATAAAGAAATTTTGCCTGAAAGCCTTGCTGATCAGGTTTCTCAATTCATTCCTCCAGAGGGATCATTTGATGATGAATCCTTGAAAAGATACATCAAAGTTATTAAAGACTTTGAATCGGAAGATCCAAATAGCAATATGACCTTAGCTAACCGGCTTAGGTTAGCATTTGCTGATATGACTCCTGATACTATATGCAATCGTTTTCCCAATGCTGATCTGCCTCTTAAACGTAGATTGCGTTGTGTAGCTGAGTACTTGATACGCTCTGGTGAATTTATAAAGCTAAGAGATCAAAACGGAAAGCTGATTAAAAAAAGAGGTGTCTTAGGAAAAATGGTTGTTATTTACGAGCCACAGCCGAAAATGCTTGCTATATTACAGAAACAAAAACTTATCTCAAATGAGTAATCGTAGAGAAGAACTGCTAAAAAGGGTATGCGGCAAAGACATTGATGGCAATAGTGCAAAGTATGCCGACGCTACGACCAAGATTATCCTTGGTGATATGGGAAAATACTTTGTTAAGTTCTGGGAAACAGAAGGGCCTGGAGTTCTTGTTATGCAACCAAAGAATGAAAGGTCAATGTTTTGGTTGACATTAGAAGAGTTGCATGCTGCTCGGGAAGAATCAGAACGTCAAGGAGAAGAGGAAATGGCATCTGCATTTCAATCTATTGTAGAATCTGCAGCCAAGATTGATCCGATGGCTTCTGCTGGTTATCTTCTTAACGATGAAAAAGGCATGCGTTATTTCGTAATTGACTACAATAAAACATCTGAGTAATGGGTGTTGTTAGAGGTAACCAGCGTTCTGAAGAGTTTGAGCACATCACCAACCGTGATCTGGTTGACTCTGCGCGTATGCTTATGGGTTCAATTGATCTCGACCCTGCTAGCTCTAAGTTTGCTAACGAATATGTCGGCGCAACAGAATACTATGATCCTGTCAAAGATGGATTGAATGATCAGCAATGGTATGGAAATGTTTATTTATTTCCACCAAAGAGGTCTTACTTCTGGGATAAAAAAAATGTGCGTTGGAAAGCAACTCGTGGAATGTCGCCAACTTTATGTGCAGGCCATGCTGTATGGTGGCGCACATTAAAACGTAAATGGTTGTCAGGTGAAATAGAACAAGCTGTTTATTTTACTAACTATATGGACATGGCAATGTACTGCCAGGATATTTTTGATCACCCTGTTTGTTTTTTAAAGCAAAGGCCGACTTTAGTTCGCCGTTATTATAGTGACGACAGAGTTGAAAAGAGAAGCACTGGATCTTCCATGATTATTTACCTGCTTCCAAAGGAGGACATATCAGAAAGTACCCAGCAATTCGTGGATATCTATTCTGAAAAAGGCAGAGTTTTGGTGTAGATTGTTTAAACCGACTTTGAATCATGTCTGTTCTTAGCGATAAAGAGATCCGGGAATACGCAAAAGAAGGGATGATTTCCCCGTTTGTGGAAAAGCTAATTAGCAAAGACAATGAAGTTCCGATTTTAAGTTATGGATTATCGTCATATGGCTACGATATTCGCTTATCTCCGAATCAGTGTTTACTGTTTGGTGGCGTTCAGCACGGCATGTGTGATGCTAAAGATTTTGATCCCGCTATTCTAAAGGAGACTGAATTACATGAAGATGAACGCGGCAAGTATTTTATTCTGCCTCCTTACGGTTACTGTCTTGGCGTGGCTATGGAATATCTATGTCTACCACGTGATGTTACCGTGGTGGCTGTAGGTAAAAGTACTTACGCAAGAGCAGGTATTATGGCAAATATCACACCAGCGGAAGCTGGTTGGGAAGGCCATTTAACTTTGGAGATTAGTAATTGTACTCCCCTGTTTAATAAAATCTATGCTAATGAAGGAATCTGTCAGCTTCTGTTTTACAAGGGTGAACCTTGTGAGGTAAGCTACCAAGAGCGCAAAGGAAAGTATCAAAAACAACCTTATGAAATAGTATTTTCTAAGGTTTAATATGAAATTGTCTTATTTAAAGTTCAATAGTAAAGTTTAATAGTAAAGTTTGCTTGTGGAAGCTTGTGGTTTATCCGCATAAACTGTACTTCCACCTCTGCCAAATCTATCTCCTTGGATAAAGGCAGGGGTTTGTCCTTCACGATTGGTCCATGGTTGATCGTACTGCCTCTTCTGCCGAAACTTTCCGGCACTACGCTTTGCTTTCAAAAACTTTTCAACTTGACGTTGCTTGCCAACGTTGCGAGTGTCCGCAGCATATGCAGTCTCACGCATATCTTCAGGCAAGCGACGTATATCAACGTCATAAGACCTGCCTGGATTAAGGTCATTTCTTTCGCCACCGGATGAACCGCCGTCAATCCGTTTGTCGTAATTGGGATTATAAGCCATATGTCAATTATAATTGTAGTTAAACTCCTTTAGAGATATGAACTTTCTTGATTCGTTTATAGAAGGTAATGACGAATTAAAACAACGCATGGTTACGTTGGATGATTTAGGTCAACCTTTAGACAATGAAGCTAATGATGTTCCGATGTATGACCAATACAATCGTGGATTAGCAGTTACTCAGCAAGATATGTCAGATCGTGTTAACTTAGCAATAGATCCAAGGGCGCAACCAAGATGCGGTTTGACGGGAATGATTCCGAGTGCGGAGGAAGGGATGATGGAGGGGGCAATGCCACAGCCACGTCAGTTAATGGTAGATATGGGTCAGTTCGTACCGGAGGAGACTCAGTTAGCCAAGATGGAACAACGCAGGTTAAGGCAGGGACTGAATCGTTAAAAGATTTGTTTGACCCGATTGAATCAACGATAGATTGCCCAGGGGGAGTTTGCCCTGTACCTTGGGCGACAAAAATAGATAATGTGAATCATCCATCACACTATACGGATGGTAGCATTGAATGTATTGAAGCAATAGAAGCGCAGCTTACAAGGGAAGAATATAGAGGTTATTTGAAAGGAAACATTGCGAAATACGTATGGAGGGAAAACCATAAGGGAGGTGTTGAATCCCTCAAAAAAGCCCAGTGGTATTTAGATAAGTTAGTGAAATTAGAATAATAAAAGTCAATTAATTAAATATGGCTGAAAAAAGAAAACCAAGGAATACTGCTGCTGCGAAAGCCAGGCAGAGTGTTAGAGCTAAAACTAAAACAGCCACTGGTAAGAGCCCAAGAAAAGCTCCTGATAAAGTAAGGAAGGCAACTAATCAAGCTTCTAAAACTGCTTCCAGGGTTGCAAGACGTGAAGCCAAAGGCAAGGAAGTTAGTGATGGAATGCGGGCACGCTTAGAAAAGCGTATTGCTCGTCTTGAGAAGCGCCTTGATACTGCGACTAAGGCTTCTGATGAAAAAAAAGCTGAGAGCGCAGGAAAGTTTGAATCTGCCAAAGAAAAAATGGCTAAACTTCGTGAAATGCGTAAGAAAAAGTAATGGCTAATCCGGATTATTACGACCTTCGTAAACTGCGGTCCTTGGTGGAAAAGCCTAAGGGTAAACCAAAGGCTAATCCGAATACTGCTGCTTTTAATAAAAAACCAATGAAGAAAAAGGGTCAGCCAAACAAGGGTTGATCCTCATCTTCGTCTGGATCCAGATCATCCTGGCTCATCATTGTTAATGCAAGTTGAGCCAGTTCTAAATCTGTCGGGATATCGAATTCGAGTTCAATATCCTCTGCTTGTAGCATGTCTCTGATGGCTTGGTTCTCTACAAGTCTTTGGTGGTAAAGATTTAAAAGGGCTGCATGGAGCTGATCCCATGTCATTTCATCTGCTGCTAATTCAGCTTTTCGCATGGAGAGTTGTAGATGCAAAGGCATATCAACTTCTCTTGTAGTTCCAAAATCTCCCATGCGTTTTTAGTCGCTGTTACTATTTTAATCCCAAGCGTTAAAAATTTGGTCTAATTCCAAATCAGTAATATCCGGACAAGGATCTGAATCGACATCAAAATCATTAGCAAACTCTGACAGTATGTAAGGGTTAACATTCTCTTGTAATTTCCTAATAGCCCGAACTTCATGCGGCGCTGCACTATAATTCCTAAATGCTTTTAAAAGAATATCGTCAGAGGTCCATGGATTTGCATCTAGTTCTTGTGTAAACAGTTTTACTTCTTCTCTTCTGCGATCAATTAAACCGCCGATAACCTGGTGGTTTTCATCAAAAATCCAACGTGTGATCTCGTGGGATGCTGCAAGGTAATCATTGCGTTCACAGCAATCGATAATAGAACTATATAAAAAGGACTCCCATCCTACTGAATGAGCAAAAGATATCAAAGCATTAAGCATTGATCTATCAAGGCCTAGATTCTGCTTTTTTATTTCATGGGAAATAATATTGATTTCATGTAATAGATATTCAATTGCTTTCTCTTTTGTGCATCGATGGCCTTTTTTTACAGGAGTGCCATCTGGATAAAAGTTTGTACCATAGCCAAGTGTATAAGGCTCTTCTCCTGTGCCATAATCACAATAGGCTTTTTCATGAAAACCTTCAAAAGTTTTAATCAGCTTTACAGCATCTTTATAAGGGTACATAAAAAAGCCAATATTTTTTTATAATAACCTATTTTTTACCTTGTCCTCTGTATTTCTTTTGGTTTGTTTTTGGCTTAGAATGTTTGCCTTTTCCTTGATAAGTCTTTTTAGGTTTGCCGACAACGTAGCCACCACCTTTTAACATTGAAGAATTGCATCTCCAATGAGCATAACACTTAAGTTACCATTTTTCTTTATCCGCCCAGTAGGCTGCTGACATCTTTCCTTTAGCAATATTTTTACTATGACGTGCTTTAAAAGATGCGCGTTTCTTTTTCATCTTATCTGATTCACCTGCCTTAGGTTTACCTGCAGTTTTTGCACCTTGCTCTCCAAACCTGATGAGTTTTTCTTTACCGCCTTCTTTGGCGAGGACCATGTGAGACTTAGTAGGATGATTAGGAGTCCTTACTGGCTTGTTTGGTTTAAGACTATCCTTTGCCCTTTTAGCTGCGCTAGCAGCTTTCCTTTGTTTAGACATCTATTTTTATTTATATAAAAGTAATTCTAATTCATTGGTTTATTAGAAGGCAAATAAGCCTCCAGTACCTCCTTGGAAGGGGTTTGGAGGCGAGTTATCGAAAGATTCAAATGCTTGGTCAGCGCCTTCGGGATCGTCAAATATAGCAAAGTAATTTTCATCGTTAAAAGAATTATCGTTAGAAGTTGAATTACCAAACAGATCAATACCTTCATCATCGCCAAGTAGCGGTGCGATTGCTCCTAGTGCCTGGAAAGGATCATCAAGATTATCAAGCCCTAGATCTCCTGATAAATAATTGTTTACAAAATCAATATCTTCTCGACTTTCACCAGGGAAAAATTCTGAATAGAATTCGTCACGTGTACCTTCAAAACCTGAGTCTTTAAAAGTTTTAAACAAAAAATCCCTTTCTTCTTTAACTCTAGGGACATCATCTTCATCTCTTTCGATATATGTAATACCTAGTCTTTTTTGTGTTGGTTTTAGTTTTAGTTCCTGTAATTCTTTAATACCTGCTCTAATTCTTGCAGCTTCATCAACCTGTAAAGATTCTGAAATAAAATCATTAAGCTCATCAATGCCTATATCTGCATCTAGACCAAATGCTTTAATTGCTTTTTCATATTCTTTCTGGTCAAGAGGATTTAATCCTGAAGTTAATGAATCTGCGAATTCTGCTGGGGCAACAAAATCTTTAAATGGTCCTCCACCAAAATCTGCTTTTTGTTCTTGTAAAGCAGGTACCAATGTATCAGCAATAAAATCTTTAACATCGCTACCTGTAACTGCATCTTTTGCTGGGTCAAATCCAAATTCAGGCAAGCTGCCTTTGATTTGGAAATGAAGCCTTGCAAATTGTTCTTTGTCATTAATATCAACTCCATAGATATAAGCAAGTTCATTCCAGGTGTATTTGTTTTCTACGCCTTTAGGTAGTTTGGGTTTTAAATTCCCATTCTTCCTTGCCATATCCCAATCTCTATTTACAATATCTGCCTGTTTTTGGTAACGATTGAATTTACTTGGTTCAACGCTACCTTCTCCGCCTGATACCCCACCTGGATCAAAGTAAAACAAACCATCGAATCCAGCAGTCGTGCCTGCTGTTTGAAGGCCTGAATAAAATTCAGATGTTCTAACGGAAGCTAACTCTTGTAAATCATTAATGGTAGTTTCTGTTTGAAAAATATTTTCATTTTCTTGCTTTACATCGATGTATTGTGTAAATTCAACAATAGATTTTGATTGATCAAATCTAGGTATAATATATTTTTCAATAAAAAGATTTTTAAAATTATCATCTAATTCAAGAACAGTTCCATCTTCGGTTGTAATATTTTTTAAACCCTTAATTTTTCCAATAATTTCTTTGTCTATAAATTCTTGCCAATTGTAACTAACACTGTTTAGATTAATTCCCGTAACTCCAGCAAACTGTTGCTCTAGATTATCTGCGGTTCTTTCAATATTAATTCCAGCTTGAGAAAACACAGGACCAAAGGCACCGTCTCCAAGAAATGAATTAGCTAATGTTTCATTAATATTTAAAATCTCACCAAATCCTGGTAATCCTTTAAATAAATCTAATTCTGCTTCTTTTGCTTTTTGTTCTTTGATCTTATTAATCGTGTCTTTTAAAGTAGTAGTAGCTAAACTACGAAAGCGTTGTAAGTCTTCTCTTTCTTGTCCGAAAAAACCTGCTTCAAGTGTTTGGGAGATTGCAGTACTTGAATTTGGATTCGAGAAATCAGATGTTAAATTTCCATCTTTATCTTTTGCTACTAGTCCTAACTGTTTATCACGTATAAATGCTTTTTCTGCATCAGTTAAGTCATCAAAAGTTTCACTAACGTTATCTGCTTTAGATGTTTCTTGCGCGGCGTTTCCTCTATTGCCTGCTTGTTTTCCTGTTACGCTGTAATCATTATATGCATAATCTTCAATTGATCCATAGCGTGCAAGTACATCTACGTCATCATTGGCGACTGCCTCATCATATTTTATTTTTAAATCTTCTCCATAGGTGTCTAAATAATATTTAGCATCAAAATCTCCTACTGGTGGCTTAAGGCCTTGCTGCTCTGGATTCCATGGGCTTACACGTGTTTCTGTATAGAATGTTTTAAATTGATCAGTACTTCCTTTTTTAATTTCTTGTATTAAAGGACGTGTAAGTAATTTCTTTCCATTTGAAAGAGTAAAGTCACCATTTTCTAATTGAGCTAATGCGTCTGCATTTATCTGCTCGATATCTCCTCTAAATTTTAAATATTTTCCTGATTTTGAATTATTAGCTTTTTTAACTAATGATTGACTCCATTCATTTATTATTCGATTGAATTCATTCTTTTTGGCATTATCTGCATTCTTGTTCGGGTCTTTTCCATCGACAGGAAGATCAATAGGTTCATTGACCGAGATCCATGCACCATCTATATATTTTGCCATTTACGCTACTTTAAAATTATTTTCATAATAGCTGTCATCAGCTATGAATTCTATTTTATCTCCTTTTGTCCAGGCAATAATTAATTCTAAATTTTTTTCTTCATAGAAATCTTGGTTTTTGTACCATTCTTCCATGTCTTCTGATCCTTTATTCCCATTACAACGTAAGCAAGCAGGTACAAGGTTGAACCAAGCACTAGAGCCAGACTTAAACTTTGGAATAATGTGATCAAGACTAGTAGCTGTATCACCGCAGTAAGCACACTTATGCCCCCATGCGTCATATATACATTGTCTAAATCTTCGCTTGGCTAGTTTCGGAGTCAGTTCAATCAGAAGGACGAGGGGTTCGTTCTCCGTTCTGAACATATTTGTCTAGCCGTTAACTTATTCTATTAGTGGTTAATTCAATAAATTGTCAAATATAAAATTTTTAAGCTGAAGCAGTTGACACAACTTCATTTGAGTCTATTTTAAATATGTAGTTCCTACCTCCCCATGGAATCTCTTTCAAAGGATTGGGTGCCTTCGCACCGTGCGCAAAAGATCCTAAACATCAGCCGTGACGATCTACATCGCATGCGTGATAACGGAACCTTTAAGTTAGGAAGGCATTATGGAGCAGGACCTATGACTAGGTCAAGGGACTCTTATTACTGGCATGTACCACGGGTAGAGAGATTGCTTAAGAGGGAACAAGACAACGGTTCTCTTGCCTCTTAATTGGTGTGTAATAGACCTTGCGTACTTTGTAGGCTAGTAAAAGTCCTTCAACGCTAAGTCTGACATCGTCTCTTTCTAGTGCTTTTCCTAAATTGTTTAGGATCGTATCCCAACGGCTTCTCAATCTGAGAGGCTGTTTTTCTTTGAGGGAAAATAAGAAAACCCACTGTGGATGTAGCGGGCGTACTGGTCTTTTTTTATTTAATAGATTAATGGAATCATCATCATTCCATGTGAAGCCTTTAAGTTCATTTGGCGTCTTGCCAAAGGTGGCAACCATGCCCATTAACCATCCCACGTCATGGTGGCCATTCAAGGCTCTTAACGAAAACACTTCATCAACGATCCGTGGATCACTCGGTAAATGCCGGTGAATCATGGTAATCAAGCTTCAATAGGTGAACTATAAACACGAAGCAAACCCAATAACGTATTTAATGTTCTTTTAATCAAAAAGACTTATGTCTTCCTGATTAAGACATTATAAAGGTTAAACTTTGTCAAGTCAAATTAGTAGTTAGTACCTATGGGGAATTCCCAGGGTTTTACGTCGTAGTTGGGACTATTACCTGCTGAAGTTGGAACCTGCCCAGATACTGGTGCATATCTTTGATCGTCTTTATCTATCATAATGAAATTTTGTAATTGAATAAATTCTGTAGGAATATTTATCAAACGCTGAATCATCGGGAAGACCATTGGTGACTGGAAGTTATAGGGAGGAACGTCCATGTAACTTAAACCATAGGTTGTTAAGCGTTCAAAATATTTACGCTGTTGTTTTCTTGTCTTATCAACCAATCTTTCTTCCCATTCGCTAATGAGTCCTACTTCTACAGGAAAGTCAGAAGGTTCATTTGGAAATACTCCATCTTGATAACGCATTGCATAAATGTGTTTGCAATAGCGGTATTGATCAAGAGTATATGTCCAGTTATCTGTAATTTCTGTAATAGTATCTCCACTTTGTTTGTAATCTCCATAAATTGCTAATCCTTCAGCCACTGCATTTGGATTTGGTTTATCTCCAAAACCTCTTCTATATAAGCCGCCAAAGTCGTCAAAAACTTCTGGTTGTTGCCTATAAAGTTTTTTTGGATCTCTTGCATCTTTACCTGATTCAGAAAGAGAAACACCCGAGGTATTGAAATCAGTAGGCTCTCCACTTGGATAAACAATAGTTAACAATCGATTATTAACAAGTCCACTTGTAATTTCTGTCTGAGCAGCATTCAAAAAATTACCTTTAAATTTAATTTCTTCATAGCGTCCTGGTTTAACTGTTGCTGCTCTTTGTTTAAAAAATAAAGGCTTTTTCTTTAAGCCAAGACTTGATAAGTATGTGTAATTTCTTCTTGTAAAATCTTGGCAAGTACAACAGTACCTAGCGCCAAGCTGAAGGAATCTACCTGATTCAAATGGAATTCTAGAGGGTGTTTGAAGAACACCGTCAAGTGTTGCTTGAGTTGAGCCTAGTTTTTCAATTTGAAGGATACCTTGATATTGATCAACATTAACTAAAACAGCTTGTACAAATCCAAATCTTCTGCCTGTTTGAGGATCTCTTGTTTCTTTATCAATCGGTGTACCAGAGACAGTTAAAATTGTGTCTTCTAATGTATCTCCATTGATGGGTTTTGCTTCTCTTCCATCAGGTAGTTCAACAAATAAAGGAGGAGGTACTGGGCCACTTATTCCTGATATTGTGACTGAACTAAATGTACCGCTTAATTGTATATACCAATAATTTGTATTATCTTGTCCTTTGCCTAAGAATAATTTGTCAGGGGGAGCCTCGCCTGATACTGCAAGTCTTACACCTTGTTGATCTTCTAGGTTGTCAAATCTTAAATTTCCTGCTCTTGTAACACCGCACCATTGCATTCCCAATTCTTTATTTTCACTTGCATAACCTTGAATTGCGCCTGTAATTACCGGGCTTCTATTTCCAATGATGTCATTCCCACTTGTAAAAGGAATATTGTATTCAAAGTTATAAAAGAACGGCCTCAGGACGCCATTAGCAGCTCCAAGCTCCCATCCTCTTCTCCACCTTGACCAAGTTGATTCACGGTTACTTGTATATAAAGAATCTGGAACGCTACCTCCAAATTCACCTTTAACAGGTGCTACTTTAAATTTTTTAATCTCTGGCTTACCGATATCAGAAAAGGAGGAACTTCCGAAATTTCCGAAGTTTCCTCCTGGCCTTCTTCTTGCCATATCAATAGAAGCCGCCTTGTGCGATCACATGTACACCTGGGATATAACCAGATGGTGTGTTATATACACCTCTTTGTTGAATACCAACATAGAGACGCATTCCTCGCTGTAGATGAATAGCACGATTCCTCAAGGGAGATGCTGGTCCTAATCCTTGTGTATTTCCTGTATTAGGAACAGGAGTTGCAAGTTCTGGGAGCTCATCAGTACAATCTGCAGCTACTTCATTAACACCAAGTGTTTTAGTAAATAAAAGTTTATAATCACCATCGCCTGGAATCGGCACAGTCGTGCCGCTCGTCAAATAAGCAACAAAAGTAAGACTAGGTAATACGCCTGATTCAACAGGAGTAAATGTGAAGTCAGGTTCACCACTATATTCAATTTCTGTATTTACACTACCTGTTGCGGTTGGATTAACATAAGTATAGTAACCTACGCCAGAACCGGCTGGATTAGACAAAACTCCTGTTTCTTGGATAAAAATAGTTTGTCCACTGACTAATCCAATATAGTCACCTGAAGTTGTGGAGTTAATTGTGTAATCAGGAGTAAGGGTCACATTAGTGTTATCCCTATGGATGCGGATAGCATCGATAACACCTCCACTATTATTATCAGAAGCTAAGGCAGCATCCATGTCAACAAGGATGGCAGGATTCTGACCACCCAAAACAACAAAACTACTTTCGCTGCCAACAACTTGATTTGTAAGACGCGTTGAACGAACTAAAGGGCGATCAACGAATACAGGTTGCTTATTGGTATTCGTAGTGGTCATATCTAGTTAATAGTTATTTTCTAGTATAAGATGTTTTAGCCAATGTATCCTTGCAGATATTGCATTGGGTTTAGATATCCACTTCCCATTCCAGTGGCTTGTGCAAATAGTAATGGATCCAAGGTTGGATTTAAAGCTGCATCAGGATCAATAATTCCCGCTGGTTGTCTTGTATTTTTTCTAATTAATTTTTTTAATTCTGATGCTAAAAGATTATCTACATAACCTGAAAGGAATGATTTTTCTTTTTCTTTTGTTTTATCTTCTGTCTGATTACTTGGTATGGAATCAGGAACATCGGTATTTGTAGTATTGTTTTGAGGTACGTTATTAAAGGTTTGCGGACTATCAATTGCTGTATCTAAAGCAGCTTGAGATGATTCAGGTAGAAATTTTTTATATGATTGATTTGTATATGCTCCCCAAGCGTTCAATCCTTGTTGGTCATAAATAGCTTTAGCGACCCTTAAATTAGTCATCGGGTCATATAATTCTTCATTTGATTCAAGACCAAATTGACGACGTCTTTCTGGTCCTATGTCACCAATCATATTGACCTGAGTTAAACCATAAGATAAATCTGGCCCTCTGGGATTAAATGCATCTGATCTGCCTCCGGATTCTGCCATTGTGATAGCAGTCATTGTTGGGATGTCACTCTCTGGAAATCCCGCTTGTCGCAGCATCTTTGCGATTTCAGCTTTCGTGTAAACCTTAGACATTACATTCCCATGCCTCGACGAATTGCGTCTACTTCTGCCTGTCCGATTAATTGTTCAAGCATATATGTGGCATCAGCAATACTTGCTTCTTGAGCACCACGTTTGAATTCAGCTTGATAGGGAGTGTCTTGTACTTGAGCAGTAGCAAGTTCACTACCCGAATCAGCTTCAATCATTGATCCTGGCAGAGTTGTACCACGGGTTTTAATATTACCTTGAAGTGTAGAGTTCACTCTTTCTGGGAACATTGACGCCATTAATGGGTTAATATTTTGCGCCTTACTGAATTTTTGGTCATAGATTTTACGATTAATAGCAAGTCCCAGATCACGAACAGCATCCATTTCACTTTGAGTTGTTGCAAGCTTACGGCCTTGACCATAAACAGCAAGGTTGTAAGCATAAGGATCCATCATCGACTGTTCAGGTGAAGATGGAAGATTGTTAGAAGGAGGCGGAGGAAGGATAGGAGCTGGAGGAGGAGTATCTGAATTAAAAGTATATTCACGAGTTGATGGTGAGTAGGTAGCTGAATCGCCTGCATCCATATCACCACGTCTAAAAGTTCCGGGTAAACCCTTACCTGTTTTTGGATCAACGTCAACAATTCCAGGGATGCCGTTAAGTGTTGCGGCTGCAGTTAGTTCAGATAAGGTGCTAGGTCCACCAGGGCCTGCATCCATATCACCAGATCCGCCATAGCGAGCACGCATCGCTAAAGGATCTGTGTCTACTCCTCGCTCTAAACGTTTCTGCATTTCTTCTGTTGTCAATGCATAACCTGGATCTCCTGTTGCATCTTGATACCTTTTTTGTATAGCTCTTTTTCTAGCAAAATCCGGATTAAGAGCTTGGCCAATTGCATCAATACCCATTAAACCAAGTTCAACAAGTCCTCCACGGCCTATATTTTTAATGCCTTTAAATTTTTTCGCAACAGAACCTGTTTTTTTTACCGCTTGCATTGCGTCTCGGGTCATTCCATAATCACGTTGGAAAGGACCTCCACCAGGTAATCGCGTATTAGGATTAAACGTCATTCCAGGAGTATTACTGCCGCCAACGCCTACACCAGGTGCTCTAAATGCTCCGCCTGGACCTTGACCTGCGGGCCTTCCAGGGGGTTGAAGGCCTCTCTCGGCCATCCTAAGATTCCTTTGAATTTGATTACGTGCTGCTTCTTTTGCAGAGCCTTCAGGCATATCTGCAAGATCACTAACCTGACCAATAATGTTAATAGGCGCATTTTGAATGCCAGCGCCTGTGAAGCTTCTTGGTAAATTTCTCTGTAAAGCTGAATCAACTTGTGAACCAAGCTGTTGATAAGACCTCGTGCCAATAGGATCAATCGGTGACGAAGCCACTCCGGTAAACCGGCCAAGTCCTTGCATCAAAAGTTCGTATGGATTCATGATCAGCGGGTAGTGATGTTCAAATAGACGTTTGCGCCAATTGCTGTATCAGCGGGTCCGGGTAAGGCCTGAATAAATTCAGCTCCTGAACGTTCATATCGATAACGCGCTTGCATTGGATCCTTATAGTTTGGAACATATAAGATGTAGGCAAGCCAGTTAGTTTCGTACAGATATACGTCGTTCCATAATCTTAAGGCATCCCTAACATTGCTAGAACGAATCGTACGATCAACGTCTCCAACGATGCCTTCAACTCTCGTACTCGGCGGTTGAAAGTCGTCTTCAAATGAAGCAAGCTGTGTTTTCTTTTCTGCAGCATCACAACGACCAATGTGATATACGATTTTGTCTTGGAAGACAGAATCAGGTACAGAATTCATCGCCTCTTCAAGACGAGCATAATCACCTGCTGGAACACTAACAACGTAGTAACCAAGGTGATATCTAATTCTGCTTTTATTAAATGTAGATAACTGCACAACAGGTCACCATCATTCGTTAATTATAATCTGCGTAAATAAAGAAAAAGCCCCGAAGGGCTTTGTCTTAAACACGAACTAGATCTGCTGCAAATACTGAATCCCAATCAACGCGAGGAATTTGACGTAACTGCTCAAGGCTATTAAATCTTTCGCCCGACAATGACAGCTGCAAATCTTTAATATCTTTGGCAGTCTTTAATCCGACTCCTTTGATATGATCAGCAATCATTTGAGCCGTAGCTGAATTAATGTTCAGCCGAGTTTCAGTTGGGAACTTGCGGGGCTCGTCTCCTTTAGCGGCATCCTTTACTTGTAAAGTTTTTACTCGTTTGGATGCTGCTTTATCTTCTTCAATTTCTGTTTTGTAAACAGTGAAGATGCGACCGTCTTGGTCTTCGACCATGTACCAATCGCCTTCATCCCACTCAGTTACAACTTTAACTCTTACTCCAGTTCGCTTGTGTTGATAGAGCATAGAGACCAGTGTTTAATAACTGGTCTCATATTACTCTAATTAATTATCAATAACCAGGGAGGTTGGTGACAATTTTGTAGGGAAGATATTGCTCCATGTCGTCATACTCAACAGCAACATCCTGACGGATAAAGCAGAGTTCAACGAGGATGTAACCGAAGCGACCAGCTGCCTTGTCAGCATCAGAGATTGCCCAGCCACCATTGGTGGAGGTAGAGCCTTCTGCAGCCTTGGAATAGACGCGGAAGTCTTGGTTGGCATCGTATTCCTTGTACTCAACACCGCTAGCCAGTGGAGAAGAGCCTAAACCACCTGTACCTGCGGGGATGTTGTTACCAGAAGCGGTGATGTTAGCGCCTTCGACAACACCAGAGATATCTTCAGGAGTTGTGGAAGTTCCGGGTCCGAATCCGATGACTTGAGTAGCACCTGAAGTGGTGATTCCGTCCAGGGCAACACGTCCGTCACCCCAACCAGAAGCAACAGAAACTGCAGAACGATAAACGTATGCAGGGCGATCAGTATCAGCGACAAGAGTCATGCCGGTGATGTTGACACGAGTGTGATCGTTCTTATAAGGGGAAGGAATGATCACGTCGGCAACGGTGGTGTAGCCATCTCCAGTGGAGGTGGTTACAGGCACATAGCCACGCAGTTGATAGAACTGCCAACCGGGATTAGCGAGAACGGAGGTGGGGCCAGCCTTGGAGGCATCATTGACCGTACCACCTTGGGTAAGGTCAATGTTTTGGTACCAACCGTTCAGGGGCTCGGTCATGTCCCCTGGGTAGATTTTCTTAGCGGATAAGTATGCCATTTATGGACTCCTTATTTATGGTTTACGTTTAAACTAATCAGACCACACCGTCATCAGAGACGAAGCTAAACGCATTGGTGATGAAGTCCTTGTTCAGGATCTCGAAACCAGCGTAGAGCTGCCAGATAAGAATAATGAAACGGCTGAAGTCATCGTTGTTGTTGATGAGCACCTGAGCGTTAGGACCGCCGATGCCAACACCAATAGACTGAGGGCCAAAGAAATAACCTTGGGCGACTTCTTCAGAAGCGTAGGTACTGCCGTCGTCGAAAGAAGCGGTGACGTTCTTGATTGGGAAGTTGGTGGACTCGAAGAACTTAACGCCCTCGAATTGAACACCAGTAGGCATCACAGGCTCACCAGCCAGGAAGTAGCCTTGTCCAGCTTGGGGACCCATGTAGAAGCTGGAGTTGTTAGGCATCATGGGGTTAGCCATGTACATGCCTTGTCCGGGATTGCCTGCATAGCGGGCGATCTCGCGGAAGTCTTCGTCACGACGCAGATGCATCATGAAGACGGGGTCGCAAATACAACGATACAGACCGTCAGCAAAAGTCGGAACGTTGCGCTTACGCATGTCCTTCACAACCTCCAGGAGGTCAGTGCGGACAGAGAACTGCTGAACTTGTGCAGTGTACTCAGCAGCAGTGTAGGAGATACGGCCTTGTGAATCCTTGGCCTTATCACCAGCGAAGTAGTAACCACCCTGGGTAGAATCAGACTGACCCTGAGCTTCAGACTTGGCGAGTTCATCAAGGAACACGCGGTCACGCCAACGGCGGTAGTCATCCAACAGAGTCAGAGAGCCGATGCTCTGGTGGAACATATTGAGATTACCGGTGTCTAACAGCAGTCGCTGTGCAGTCACCAGGGTCTCACGGGCGATTTTGAAAGTACTGGGTTGAGTGGGATCACCAGGATCAGCAGGTCCTGTGTATTCCTTCATCACAACAAGCACCTTTTCCTTGGTGATGTTGCGGCTGTTAGCAGTACCGATAGTCTGGTCAGCAATACGCTCACGGCTGTCCTTCGTACCGGGGGATCCCCAGAATTTGTAGCGGTCTAACTGAACAGTTTGGCCAGGTTGTGCGGTGAAGTCATGAACCACAACAGGCTCACAAGCCATCTCACAGACATAAGCCGGATGGGGACGGTATAACTCCGCACCCAAAATTTTGGGAAAATCGTTGTCTAAAAACACTTTCTTTTATCCTCCAGTGTCGCGGAAATAAAAATTGTCGGGACGAAAGATAGTAATCCTATCTAAATTAAAGTTTAGCAGTATTTAATGTTTGTACTTATTAGTACATTGGTAACATTGTAGACTGCATGCTCAGACGTGAACCCATTGTATTACTAGAGCCAGGTGCTTCTGGATCAATTCCTAACATTTGGCCAACTGCTGTAACGCCTTGACCGGCAGCCATTCCACCTAAGCCAGCAACTGCACCAGCGGTTGGGGCTAAAATAGCTCCCAGGGCAGCAGGAGCACTTGCATTAATAGAAGCAGGTGCTCCTAACAATGCAGTACGTGCCATGTTTTGAATTGATTGTGGATCATACAAAGTCTTAGAAGGTCCTCTTTCTCTGTATTCGGGACTTTGTCTAATTGCTTCTTCAGTGCGTTCGCGAATAGAAGCTCCTGAGTTACCCCTAGGAGAATCAATTTTTTCTTGCAAACGTGTCATAAGTTGCGGGCTATATTTACCAGCAAGGGCACGAGCACCAAGAAGACCGGCAGCACCACCTAAAGCAGCAGCACTACCGGCACCTAATATTCCTAATGGGTTTTCGTCTTGAGCCGCAGCAGCTCCTGCAGCGCCGAGGCCGACTAGTGCAGGAACTCCATACTTAAGACTGTTACGCATTAGATCACTCCATTACGAAAAGCTTTTGAGCCATCGCTTGGGGAGAAGCTTGGTTGATTAAACGCCAGGCTTGGCTGGGGTCAACGTCCATTTGTTGCTTAAAGCTTCCCCAGAAATCACCGGGTTGCTGAGCAGCAGCAGCTTGAGGGGGAGCAGGCATCTGAGAAAGATCTGCATAACCCTGAGCAGGTCCGGTGGGATAACCAGGAGTTTCAAGTTCTTGCTCAGATTCATAAACAGGATATGGACCTTGAGGACCAAAGAACTGAAGAGTGTAATCCGACAGAATGTCAGGATTAGTAAGAATCTCGTTATAAGCAAGATTTTCACGGTGCTCATTGACCATGAAATTAGCTGAATCGTAGAAAAGATTCTGAGCTACGGTTGCCCAATCAATCGCACTATCGACGACGGTTTCGAGATTTAGAGCGTACTGGTTTAGAATCGCCGGAGCTTCCGTCCCGTAGTTCGCGACCACCATCCGACTCTCCGGACTCCATTCCAGGAGATCCGCTACGTCTGCTAATGAGTTGATCGATGAAGTTGGGGAATAGCTGGGCGATGAGGTCTGGTTTGTTTGCCAGGTCTGCGCTGCCGATTGCTGCGCCGCCAAGTTGGGTGCCGGGCTGGGAGGAGCCTGTGTACCCCAGTTTGCCTGGGTATACGGACTGGCTGTCGGTGCCTGGACCGGTGATGGTTGACCCTGGAACGGGGATTGCACCGGGCTCCCCAACAGGTTCACCACCTTGTTGAATGCCGACTCCCATGGATTCCCCACCGTTCCCTGGGAAGGG